TTGCGCCTTTGCTGGCATCCGTGGGTCAAACACCACATAGTCACACCATGCCCGGTCTGTGCAAGCCATCTGCATCTGCATCTGTGCAAAATACTTGGCTGGCACTTTTTCTGTTAATAGCGTGTCAATCATGGTCGCTGTGTTGGGGCATTTAATCTCACACATACCAAACAGCCCCACCAAGCCATCAGGAGAAGCACCAGCCCACTCAATCCGTGGGTGAGGTACAAACCCTACTTCTTCAACTAAAACGCCTTGTGCGGCTTCGTATGCTGCCCTTGCAAAAGGCTCTTGGTCTGTACCCCATTGCATTGCTGCGTTGGAGAACGATTCGGCTTTGGTGTTGGTAAGCCTTTCGACCACCAATTGCGCCATGTAGTTGTCCCGTGTGGCGGCATAACCTGTTTTGGTCTTTGACATTAGGTCGGCAACCCGGCTGGCGGTCACTTTGCCCAATCGGGCGGCAAACCAATCGTCCGTGCCTTGTTCCATCATTTCAATCATTGCAGTTCCCCTTTCTTTGCGTCTTTGGCCTTAATAAATGCGGTCTTGGCAATTTCATCATTGCCAGCGGCTTTAATGGCTTCAAAATATGCGGCTTTAAGTTCAAACTCATTTGTGCAAGATTCAATGTCGGCTACCAAGGCTTTAACTGTGGCGGCTGATATTGCATGAGTTTTGGTGGCTGCGTTGCCATCATCATCTTCCGGGGCTATGCCACACGCTGCCATCAGGCTATAACGCCGTGCGTAGGTCAATGCCGAGCCGTAACCCTGTGGGTCTTGCTTGCTGGCTGGCACTTGCAAGATGCCACACTCCAGCATTTCGCCTGATTCGTGGATAAAGACCGTCTCGACCATGATGCCAGTGGCGCAGTCGTAGCACTTTTGAATCATGGCAATGCCGTTGTTGTTTAGTGCGTCAATGACCGCTTCCACACAGGCTGCAAGGTCAGCGTAGCGGCTTTTGAAGTGCGGGTTGGTGGACGACTTGAGGGCTGGGCCAAAAGCCTTTTGTGCCTTGACTAAGGCGGTTGCAATGTTTTTCATACTAATTCCTCTTTAATGATTTCTAACTGTGAATCGGTGTCCAAATCCGAGAATGGGACAAAATGGTTTTCTTGGCAGCAGGAAAGTTTGCCGTCTTTTTCTTCCATGCAGTACGGGCAGAATTCCACTTGCCCCATTAGTTCCATGTAGTAAGCAATTAAACCTTTCATTACATCCTCCAAAAGTAAATTACAAAGGGAAGCCCAATAAGGGCGGCGAACAGAAAAGCGGTGGCTATGTCTTTCATTCGTGTGACTCCACAATCATTGCTTCTAATGCGTAGATGGTGTGAACGTCAATGTGTTCGTACAGTTCAACGCCGTTAACGTAGATTTGGTCAATGGTGGCAATAGCGGGAATTGGTGGGTCAATGTCCGTCTCGGTTTGAGCGTCTTCCCATTCGTAGGTGACTTCCCAAACGATGCTGTCATAAGTGAGTGTTGCTGAGTGCATTTTAATTCCTTGTTGGGTTTAGTAATCTTCGCCAGCCCGTGCAGGTTGTGCGCCTAAAAATGCAGGGTTGATTGGCGCATCGTGCTTCCATGCGTTTATGCCAAGGTTATACGCAATGGCTTCTATTTCAACATCCATGTCTTGCATTTGCTGAACAAGGGGGTCGTGACGCAATGTGTAAACTGGTAATGAATCGGAAAGTGCTTGCCGTTGTTTTTTTAGGCTTTGCATTTTTTGGTATTTGTTCATTGTTGTTTCCTTGTGGCTTTTGTAATAGCGGCTTGCAGCAATTCCAAAGTTCCAATTGCTTCGTAGCAATCAGGATAGTTGTCAAACAAATTTAAGGCTTCAATGCAAGCCTCAAGCAAGTCAGGGGCTGCTGCAATTAGTTTTGCATCTGCTGGATTGCGTGTATCAACCCAAATAATTTCGCCTACTGCCTCGTTTTTGGCGTTGTCAATCAAATCGACTTTGGTTGAACGGGCATTGCTGAGATGCCAAGGTGCGGGAGTGTGGTTCATTTTGATTTCCTTAAAAGACCCTTGCGGGATTGGTAGGGCCGAAGCCCCGGTTGGTTTACGCAGTGGTATAGATGATTGACGCTTCAATGCAAGCAAGGTGATGCAACAAATCTGCATAAGCAAATCTGCCATCAAGACAAGCCGCACGTTCTACATTGCGTAGGTGACGCAAAGACTCATAAATATTTTCCATTTTGATTTCCTTAAAAGACCCCAAGAAGTTCGGGGCATGGCATGAATTCTATACACTTTTGTGTAGATATACCACCTCACCTAAAAATATAAATCTATCGCTTATGGCTTTGTAATAGTTTTTTACAATAACACCCATCAATCACAATTGTGTCTATAATGGCGAAATGAACACTTTAGAAATTTGCATCAAATCCGTGGGCGGCACAGGCCGATTGGCTTACCTGCTAGACGTAAAACAGAACGTTGTGTCCAACTGGCGGCAGCGGGGTGTTCCTAAGTCCTGGGAACAGGTGTTGAAGTACAAGTTTAAGAAGCAGATTGCGGAAGCGCAAAAGGCTGTATAATTTATTTTGATGGTTTAGATGTTGCACGTACTAGGTGCAGATACATCTAAGCCTTCATTGGCTGACCCCTGAAAACTTGTGCTAGTACCGCAGGTTCTCAGGGGTTTTCTTTTGGAGACTTAACAAATGGCAAACAAAACTTATGCTGAAAAGCTAAAAGACCCACGCTGGCAGAAAAAACGCCTTGAAGTTCTTGATGATGCAGAATTTCAATGTGAAGTTTGTGGTGATACAGAATCAACGCTTCACGTTCATCATAAACAATACATTAAAGGGAATGATATATGGCAGTATGAGCGTGAACAGTTAGCGTGTTTATGCGAGAAGTGCCACGAAGAACAACATGGATTAGATGCTCGTTTCCAAGATTTGTTGTCACGCATACCAATGGACGGTCCAGGTTGTAAAGATGAGGTTTATTTTTTGCTAGCTGGATTTCTAGGACAAATGGTAAAAATTGATTTCGATTGCCAAAAGGCATTGTTCCAGCGTGGATATGATGCTTCTAGCTATTGGAGGGATTTGGCATGAAACGCCCATCATTTCAGTTTTACCCTAGCGATTGGCTGCGAGATACAGCATTGCGGTCATGCTCAACTGGCGCACGTGGTTTGTGGATGGACATGATTTGTTTCATGCACGAAGGTGAACCTTATGGACACCTTAAGGTTAAGGATAAGGTTATCCTCACATCCAACCTTTCACGCATGGTTGGAGAAACCTTAGAGGTTGTTGAAGGTTGGCTTTCGGAGTTGTTTCAAGCTGGCGTTTACGACACAACCGAAAACGGAGTGATATTTTCTAAGCGCATGGTAAGAGATGAAAACCTGCGCCAACAAAGGGCTGCGGGTGGTATTAAGGGTGGTAATCCTGCCTTGATGGATAAGGGTAAGGTTAACCTTATGGTTATCTCAGAGGATAAACAAAAAACAACCCCTTCATCTTCATCTTCATCTCCATCTTCATCTTCAATAAAAAATACAAGGAAGAGCGCTGACGCGCCTCGACCTGATGACGTTGTTGAACAGGTTTGGATTGATTGGGTTGCATTAAGAAAGCGCAAAGGCACAACAATTTCAGAAACCGCCATTCAAGGTGCAAGAGACGAAGCTGCAAAAATTGGATGGACTTTAGAACAGTTTTTAGTTGAATGGTGTACGCGTGGAAGCCAAGGATTAAAAGCTGATTGGGTTCTTGATAAACAAAACCACCAGCAGCAAAGTTTTGCCGAACGTGACCAACAAGCCCGACAAAAGCGTTGGGAAACAATGACAGGGCGCAAGTGGCCTACCGATGCAAAAACGGACACAGCATTTTTGGAGATTGAACAATGAGCATTTCACTAAAAGCGGTAGACCGCCTTTTTGAACGCCTTGCAGCCACTTACCCTAATTGGTCTAACCAATGGCGTGATGTGCCTGAATCGGACGTTAAAACGGCTTGGGCGCATGAACTAAGCGGGTTTGCGAACAACCTGCACGCATTGGCTTGGGCTTTGGAAAATTTGCCTGAACGCTGCCCCAATGTGATTGAATTCCGAAATCTTGCAAGACGTGCGCCTGAGCTTGAAAAGCCACGATTGCCAGAACCTAAGGCAGACCCAGTACGGTTAAAGGCTGAACTTGCCAAACTTAGTGAAATAAAGGCACAGGTTAAAAACACAAAGGTTGACCATAAAGCATGGGCAAAAGCTATTCTTAAACGCCACAGCGAAGGCGCAAAAATCAACATTACAACCCTGTCAATGGCTCGAAGTGCCATGAATCAAGAATGAGCAATGGAAAAACTAGCCCAACACTACGCCAAACTAGCCATGAATGCAGGATGGGTAGACCACTGCCGCCATATGGTGAAGGAATACGAGAAAAGCCCGTATTGGAAGGGATTGGGCAATGCGGTTGCATTAGAGATGGAATCCTTAAAAAAACAGCAAAGCACTGGGAAATAGCATGAACAAAATTGAATTTGGAGATTGCCGTGAAACAATTCGCTGTTGGAAAGACATTTGGCCTGAACTGGTGGGGGCATCTTGAACCTTTTACTAGACAATTCTGTTGCTTGGCAAAAGCAAATACGCGAAAAAAGGCGGCAAGAAAATTCTGATGCCGACCTTTTGGGTAATTGGTGGCAAGACATTGATATTGACATCAAAAAAGCGGAAGTCAGGGAGGTCACATACAAGATGGCTGAAAAAATCATAAAAGACTATGAATGGCTTGGTTGTATGCCAGCGGTTGTTTGGCATTCTTATGGAATTTTCTTTGAAAACTTTTGTGCTGGAGTTGTTTGTTATGGCCCTGAGTATTCCGAAAATCTTGGAAAAATTACACGGGAAAAAGGAATAGCAGGAGCAGATTGGAGCAAATACGGGTATGAAGGAAAAATGATTCTACTTAGTCGTGGTGCTTGCGTTCATTGGGCGCACCCACACAGCGCCAGCAAACTGATTCGTCAAAGCATGAAGATGTTGCCTGAAAAATACGAAGTAATTACATCAACCATAGATGAGGCGGCAGGAGAATTTGGTACTATTTATCAAGCCTGTGGTTTCCACTATGTTGGGTCAATGCGTGACGGAAACCCAAATGTTAAAAGCCGAAAATTAGACAGAGATGGTTGGCTTATTAACGGGAAGATTTGGACATCAAGAAGCATTAGGGCTGTGTGCGGCAATACCCAGTTTGAAAATGTAAAAAAACACTTTCCATTTGTGGAAAAAATAAAACAGCATAGCAAGGGCAGATACTTTGCATTCAGGGGCGGCAAGAAGACACAAAAAGATCACCTTAGTGCTATCGAACATCTTGTTAAACCATATCCAAAAAGAAACGAGCAACAAAAACAAGTGGCGCAGAAATCATTGGAATTGGCATGAGATACGCAGCACGGACAGACGCTAACCAAACCGAGATAGTGATGGCGTTACGTAAAGCAGGGGCGTACGTTTGGGTCATTGGCTTACCAGTTGACCTTTTGGTAGGCTACAAAGGCCACACATTCTTGGTTGAAGTCAAAACCACCTCCAAGAAGCGTTTAACGAGCCTACAAGCCGACTTTTTTAACAATTGGGCTGGTAGTACCTTGGCACGGATTGACAGCGTAGAAGCGGCATTAAGAATGATTGGAATAATAAATGAGCAGCCTTGATAAAGCCGTTGACTACTTGCGTGACCACGCCGGGGACTATGCGGTAGCCGAGGCGCAGTTGGTATATTTGCAAGAATTTAGGAAAACCGTTAAAGCGCAGTTAATGAAAGATTTTGAACTTCAAGGCCACAAAACCACAGCCGCCCAAGAACGGGAAGCCTACGCGGATCCAAAATATACACAGCACCTTCTGGCATTACAGGCAGCGGTAGAGCAAAGAGAGCGCACTCGCTGGCTGATGGTGGCAGCACAGGCAAGGATTGAAGCCGAAAAAGCCAACATTTACGCTGGCAACAGAACCGATAGGGCGATGCGATGAAATGTCCAGTTTGCGGGGCATGGACAAGGGTTAAAGACACAAGGTTATCCACAGACAATACACGCAAGCGCAGACTTGAATGCGCGAATATGCACAAGTTTTCCACACTGGAGTTAGTCATTGAGAACAAAACAAACTTACGTTCGCAGCAAGGAATTGCTAAAAAAGGTGTCAAGCCTTGATTGTCAGATATGCGGGTCAGGCAATTTTGTCCAAGCGGCACACTCAAACTGGGTGGACTTGGGCGGCAAAGGTAGGGGAATTAAGGCAAGTGATGAGTACACAGCAGCCCTTTGCATGAGTTGCCATTACGACATTGACCAAGGTTCAAAGTGGTCAAAAGATGAAAGAAAACTTGCATGGAAGGTGGCGCACTACAAAACCGTGCAACTTTTGGTTCACAGGGGTGAATGGCCTGTCAACATAAATGTACCAATTGCAGTAGAATGAAGATGCTGACTACCGCAGTTGCCAGCCTTGGGGCTTCGGCCCCTTTTTTTTAAGGACGCTATGAATCCAGCAGATAAAGTCGAAAAGTGGGCTATTGATAGGCTCATTCCGTATGCTAGAAATGCAAGAACGCACTCTGACGAACAAGTCAGCCAGCTTGCGGCAAGCATCAAAGAATGGGGGTGGACAACACCAGTGCTGGTAGATGAACAGGGCGGCATCATCGCAGGACATGGCAGGACATTGGCAGCTCAAAAGCTAAAAATGAAAGAAGTGCCTGTTATGGTGGCAAATGGCTGGAGCGATGCTAAGAAACGGGCTTATGTGTTGGCAGACAACAAACTAGCCATGAATGCTGGCTGGGACAATGAAATGTTGGCGTTGGAGCTGGCAGAAATCGGTGAGTTGGGGTTTGACCTTGACATGACAGGTTTTAAGGCTGAGGAGATAAAAGCATTGCAAACACCAGACTTTGAACCAGCTACCGAAAATGACCAAGGCAAATTAGATGAGTTAGACCCAAAATGGATTGCTTGCCCACACTGCGGAAAAGAATTCGATGCAAGACAACCCTGAGTTGAAGATTGACTGGGCAAGCCATGAAGCTGCTAAATATGCTTGTGAAAACTGGCATTACAGCAAATCAATTCCCGTGCCGCCGTTGATAAAGATCGGCGCATGGGAAGATGGCAAGTTTATTGGCGTTGTGATTTTTAGTCGCGGCGCATCGTCAAACTTAATGACACCATACGGATTGAAACAAGACGAAGGTGGCGAACTAACTAGAATTGCATTAAAAAATCACAAAAGCACAGTGAGCAAAATAGTTAAATTTGCATTGATGTTTTTAAAGAAAAATAGCCCAGATTTAAGGCTAATTGTTTCATTTGCAGATCCGCAGTATGGGCATCATGGCGGCGTTTATCAAGCGGGTAATTGGGTCTATTGCGGCGATACGGCTACAGGCGTTGAGTACTGGCACAAAGGGAAAAGATTTCACTCAAGACAAGTTAGCGAAAAAGGCTGGAATATTCAACAAGGACAGCAACGCAAAACAGTAAAGCCAAGCGAATGTAAAATAATAAAAACAAGCGGCAAACACAGATACCTAATGCCACTTGACAAAGAGATGGGTGCTAAGATTGCACCACTGGCAAAGCCATACCCTAAACGGATAGATATGCGTGTCAAAAAGCAGGATTCTGAGTACCCCTCAGAACTGGGCGGGGCAGTACCGACCGACACGCTCCATTCTTTGCAGCAAGGGGAAAACAATGTCTAAACTTGAAAAACCCATTCTTAAAAACAAGAATACAAAAATCGTGCCAACTAAAGAGCACGACCCGAACTATGGCGGCGCACGGGAAGGCGCAGGTAGACCAGCGTTTGAACCAACACCAGCCGAGCGTAAACAGGTAGAAGCACTCAGCGGCTATGGCTTACCAATTGACCAGATAGGCGCATTGATACGGGACGGGATAAGTGTTGACACCTTACGGGCGCACTTTGCAAACGAAATGCAATCAGGCAAAGCTAAAGCAAACGCACAGGTAGGGAAAACCCTATTTCAAAAGGTAATGGCTGGCGACACGACTGCGGCTATTTGGTGGAGTAAGACACAGATGCGATGGGCAGAAACCCAAAAGCACGAACTGACTGGTGCTGATGGTGTGCCCCTAGAGTTTGCCAAAATCGAGCGTGTCATCGTCAAGCATGGGTAAAACCCTGCAAATCCAAACCCCTGAGTGGGCAATCCCGCTGCTGGAAGGCAGTCGCTACAAGGGCGCATGGGGTGGGCGAGGTTCAGGCAAGTCACACACCTTTGCCGAATTAATGATTGAAATGCACATCCTTGACCAAAAGCGCAGAAGCGTTTGCGTCCGTGAGATACAGAAGTCACTCAATCAATCCGTCAAGCGGTTGCTAGAGACCAAGATTGAGGCCATGAACGCTGGCGCATACTTTGAAGTACAGGATGCGGTGATTAAGTCCCGCAAAAGCGATGGCATGATTATTTTTCAAGGAATGCAGAACCACACAGCCGACAGTATTAAATCGCTGGAAGGATACGACTGCGCTTGGGTAGAGGAAGCACAAAGCCTAAGTCAGACCAGCCTTGACCTGCTGCGCCCTACCATTCGCAAGCCTGATTCAGAGTTGTGGTTTACTTGGAATCCAAGGCAGAACAGCGACCCCGTGGACTTCCTGCTGCGTGGGCCTGAACCGCCAGCCAATGCCGCGGTGATTAAGGTCAACTTCACCGATAACCCGTGGTTTCCACAAGTCCTGAAGGACGAAAT